CCACCTGCTAGCTAGGCAGGGACTACGCTCTTAGCAGAGCGGAGCCTTGACTTTTAATGTTTCAACTGGAATCTTTCTCAGTTGAGGTAAGCCTCTCTCCCGAAAGGAAGATCGGCAAGTCATCGTTCACAGTGCGTCTCTTACGTATCCGCGCAAAACGCGGAGCGTGAGAGCCATCAGATATAATAGCTTCTCTCTCATCACCTGATTTAAGGGCGATGAACATCCAGAACAAGAGGCCCCCAACATGATTATGCTGGATCTTCTCTTGCGGCTCAAAGAGCTCTTTGCGAGCTCGATGACCAGTCACTAGAGACGTACGTGACGTTAAGTCACCTCCGCCCCAAAGTGATTCGGGAACGAGTTTAGCGTATTTCCAGAAGAGACCCTCATAACGAGGATCAACAACTGAAATGACGCGGCTCGACCACTCAACCAACTGGTTAAGTGTTAGTATGAGATCGCTAATGGTGCGAAATGGAGCCCTAATAAAGAAGGGTGACACATCGCGACCACCGTACCAATGCCTTCCGCAAGACTCGCGAAATGGACCGGTCCAGAAGGACTTTGATTCATTAATACGAAAACCGCAAAAGGCAAGTGCAGAAGTTAAATCTAAATTTAACTCTGATGGAGCGATAATATCGTCTCCATATACGGATATCTGACCTCTGACTCCTCGGAAATAAGCTACGGCCTGCGTAATTGCGAGAAAGATCATACTTTCAAGCTCAAACGTAAAACCGTTGCCCATCGAGGAAAACATCTCATTGACATGGACATTATTGTCGACAAGGGTCGTTTTAGAACGAACCAGGTCTAGATAATAGAACCAGTCAGAAGGTAAAACCCTCTTGACTAGTTCATATGTCACTGAATCGCTAGCACTTGAAAGATCGACGGTCATAAGACTGCCGGTTATACTTCCAAGACGAGCAAGTTCCTGATTATTCTTCTGGTTATTCAGATCAATACCTACCCGTTTAAGGCAGGTGCGAATCTGATTCCCAAAAGCTTTCTGCAAGAACATGTTACGATCGGGTTCCTTTGCAGCAACCCGGTCAATATCAGAGTTCTTAGGGACTGTGAACAAGACATTACCATCGACATATCTGGGTTCCAAACCAGATAACCGTAAGTGGTCAGCCCACCTAGTTCCACGAACAATATCGTAGAACAATGGTAGGACAGGTCTTGTAACATCTGCTTTGTCAAGGAACTTCAAGGCTGGATGGCCCCGAACCCGTTTCTTACTAGTGGAAGCACCCCCAGAAAACCCGCCATTGGCAAGGTCTAATGAAGGACTCCATGGTAAGATTCGAGCAATAATACGCTCAACGCGATCCAGGAACTTCTTTGCAGAAATACCTGGAATCACATCAATGGAACTACTACCAAGGGCCAAAAGCCTTTTGTTAGTCGTACTATTGGTGGTCTCTGTATCGAGCCATTTTGCAATGGCCCTAGACCGCCTTAAGAGAGCTCCGTCTTTCGAACCTCCATCAAACTTCGTAAGAAGAGTTGATAAAAGGTACGATGCTTCAAAAGCATCGTCGGATTTGAGGATCTCAGTAAGATCTCCAACAAACTCATCTGTTAGGCTCCTTGAGAGATGAAAGTCCGCTGTTCTCAGCTGGATTTTCTTCTGTTTTGGCACTGGGTTCTCCCATAAGTGGCCGTTCGTGACAATATGCCCCGTAGCCGTTGAAGGTACACTCTAACTTACAAGTGTCCGACCCGGCTATGGAGAGTGAAAGCATAGCTGTAACAAGTACAGCTAGCGCAGGACCGTACTTTCGTACGAGCTCCGCCATGGCATCAATAGATGCCAGACGGAGCTGTAATCGCATCGTATGTAAGCGTCGCGCCCGAAATAGCCAGGCTATTACGAGAAAACGCAACGATGTCCTTACGTTCCTGGAGCGTTGACGTCGGCTCGAAGTTGAAAGTCAGTTCGGCATAAGCCGTACGGACGACAACAGGAGTCGACACGCCGTTCACGACCTGGGTCTGAACGACGGGAACAGCGATCTTCACGATAGCCTTCCATTTACCAGTCGTTTTCGACTGTTTGGAAGATACTGTCACGACCGAGTTGCCAATGGGAACCCCAGAGGTCTCGATAACAGCGCCCACCCCATCGATGATATCGCGTGGGACGAACGTATGCGACACAGGTGTCGCAGCCTGATCCTGTAGAACCAGGTTCTGAAGTTGCGGCATTTAAGCCTACCTCTTCGTTAATTGCGACAATAACGCAAATGCGTTAAGCGCGTGGTTGGTGGAAAATGGTGACTTATAGTACAGAGCCGGAGTGGGGAAACCCAACAGCGACTCTCTGGTGTAACCAAAGATATCGTACGTTCGCAGACGAGAATCACTTACTGTGATCTGGTTAGCGGGCGGCGAACCTGGGGAACATTCAGAAAGATAGCCTTCGCATCTTGTACCGTAGTAACCACTGATGAAGTTAACTCCAATAGGAGCGGTTAGAGCTTCAAGAAAGTTGCCAACTGGAACAAACCAGTCAACAACAAACGAGAAGGGAACCAGTTCCCACGCGATCGAGAGAGGATTTATCATCCCAACTTGAGCGTAGCGTGAGAGAGTTGAATCATCAATGCTATAGAAAACCTTAGCCGTATAGGCGCCGGAAGACTTAGCATCTAGAGTGTAGATCGCACCCGAAGAAGGGTCAGATTTACGGTGAACCTCCCAGTCGTCCTTCAAATGACGCACAGAAGAAGCAATCTGGGCTTTCTCACGAAAGCCCTTTTGCAACAACTGATGACAATCATATATGTCGGACATAAGAGGTTTCCAACCATACTGGTACTCTAGCCACAACGAGCTCGTCGATTTCTTCTTTAGGATTTTCCTAGGAGAAACGCCGAGCGCGTCTGCCAAACCTCGTATATTGCCGTGCCGCACAGCGCGGTAGGCCTTATAGAGTCGGAGAGCCGAGTTCACCAAAAGGTGTACCGTCTCTTTAGATTCCGCTAAAGCTTCTCCAAGAGAAGCTTTCTTGCCACCCACTTTGAGCATAACCTCTGTTGCCAAACGAGCACGAATGTTCGAAGGCATAGAGACAAAACTCAACCCATTAAAATGGGGTGAACCGAGGGAGTTATCCCATTGAGGGTAACCCCAGGTAGGAGGACCGCTAGTGATGTTAGAAATAACACCGCCAACGCCGCCGTTCCACTCGGGTCTATACTGGGTGATGCAGACGCCTCGCTTACCCTGTGCATTCAATCCGAGAACTTTATAATCGGAGCACAGTTTAAACTTGTCGCCGCGAACAGGGTGTGTTAGTCCGGACCCGTAAGTACGTTGTCCGTAAGTAACATCAGGAATCCCTGGATCGTACGATCCAGAGGTATACTGATTCCCTGCCCCATCGTATTTCGTATACGTGCCGGGAAACCCAGATGTATTCACTTGAAGTGAATAGTTAGGTTTACTCGGCTTCGGAAACGAAATAGCCATGGGGAATCTCCTAAGGCATTTGCTATGGAGCCCTCGAAAGAGAACCGAACCTAGGTTCGAGCCGTCCGTCAA